TCATCCGCTTTCATTAATTAGTGTAACACACCAGCGTCAAGGCCGTCAAGTTCAGCCTGATCCACCGCGTCTCTGAGCTTTTCCCACCAAAACAAGCCGGGGGCCATGTAAGAGTCATCGGTACAGCACCAAAAAACCGGCTCAAAGTCGGCACTTATTCTGACAATATACTCCGTACCATCGGCGGCGGTCAAGGGCTTAGCGCGTCCTTGCTTGACTAACTTCTGCCACGCATGTACGGTGGCCCAACGATCGATTTTCACATTATTATTTTAACACGAAAAATTTGACTATATAATTATATAAATATAAAATGATGGGTATGGTATTTGTAAAAGAACACCCGTGGGTTGGAATCAGAAAATTTTCAGTCAATGAGCATTATTGGGACAGTGTTGACACGGCCAATAAAGCATATTGGTTAGGGTTTATTTATGCCGATGGTCACGTCAATAATAATCGCGTACGAATCATGCTTTCTTCTAAAGATGAAGACCATCTACGAAAATTTATTAAAGAAATAAATTATACAGGTAATATTAAGTTTTCAACCACTAATAAAGGCCATTCAGCGACTTATGTTGACATATGTCATCTCCTTTTTAGGAGAGGCATTAAAAAATATTTAGACTACAAATCTAAGACGTTCGACGCCCACCCTCCCGTATTGGATGACGAGTTAATGCCGCATTTTTGGCGTGGAGTTTTCGACGGAGATGGATATTTAAGAGTTAAAACTAAAGCCGGTAAGCCAAATTATAGATTTAGTTGCACAGGTAATAAACAAACTATGCAAGCTTTGATGCAATTTTTGATAAGCCGGGCTGGAGTCAATGAGGTTAAATTATACAAAACTCATACTGATACATGGACCGTATCTTACAGCGGCCGAAAAAATTTGATCAAGATTATCAACGTGCTTGCTTCAACGGAGCATGCCAAGATGGACCGAAAGTGGGACAAAGTATCCGATTTAATGGATATCTATCATACCTAATTATAACCACTTTTCCGTTACATCTACTTGCACAGGGTTAAATGGCATAAAAGGTAAACGATTATTCATAGGGATACGGGGTGCTGCGTGCCAAGTACATAAACTACATGCCTGATAGTTAACATCATGTAAAGTTTTAGTAACAATTGTGTGAATATTACATAACGGACTGGGTTCTGGAGTGCAAGGTAACTTCCCTTCCGGCGTCCACAGCGGATGCCATGCAAACGGCGGTTCCTGAACTTCAACGCCGTCCCATCCTTTTTCAAGCATCAAACGCCGGGTGAAGTCCTGATCCTCGTGGCTTGCAACATTAGACCACCAAAGATCGTTACCGCCGAGTTTGATATACAGATCTTGGTGAATACCCATCAAGCCGCCGTAGCCGGATTCCCACCAGTGCTTACCGATGTGGACTTCGCGCGGTAAATGATCATGAGGATCGGCGGTGAGGATATCTTCTAAGGGCACCGCCTGGTAATCAATAAACCGGTGGTGACCGTAGACCACATCTTGAGTATTGAATAGTTTATCGAAACTGCTAATCATATCTTTACTGGCGAGTTGGTCATCATCAAAGAAAACGATCTGATCGTGTTGAGCCCACCAAGCTCCGATGTTTCGTTTAAGTCCAACGGTGTAGGGGCCGGTTGAGTACCGGCATGAACTGTACTTGAGTTGACGTACCGGGCAGGGCTTTGCTACCCTAAGAGAAAGATCGAGGTTCGATACAAAAGTAATCAAGTCCGGCGCACCATTAACGCTAAACGAATACAAAAGTTTGTCAAGATGTTGGGGGCGCATTTGCGGAATAATTACTTCAATTGTCATAGATAGGATTGTACTACATGAAGATAAGCTTTACCACGGTTTCAGAGAACTTGCAAACGGCCAATGGATTTGGAATTGCCGGGTTCAATATTGTCACTACTTTGCAGAAGCTGGGGCACGAGATTCCTTTTCAAGACCCTACCGCTCCCGTGGAATTTGCTTTCGTACAACCTGACAGAGTTGAATGGTCTGGCACTAAGGCTCGCCGTATTTTGTATGTCCCCTGGGAAAGCGACAAGATTCCTGACGGGTGGCGAAGAGGCATTGAGTCGGCTAACGAGTTATGGACAACTTCTGACAAATGTAAAGAATGGTTTGAACGTAATGGGTACGACATTTCTGTAGTTTACCCGCATGGCATTAACCCAATGTGGTCGTTGAAGCCCAGAAAACGTTCGACAATCTTGAAGTTTTTGGCGGTTGGAGAACCGGCGGTAAGGAAGAACGGCCAACTTATTTACGATGCATTCGTTGAAGCTTTCGGTGATCAAACTGACGTATTACTTACTATCAAAGCACACACAATGTCTACCATTAGAGACAAGGAAAGCATTCTTCCTCAAAACGCACACAAGAATGTGCGCGTCATTACTACCGAACTTCAAGATGAAGAAATGGTAACGCTGCATCATTCTCACCATGTGTCGGTTACCGCGTCGAGTGGGGAGGGATTCGGACTGATACCCCTGCAAGCTATGGCAACAGGTATGCCTACCATTTGTGTACCTGATTGGGCTCATTACAAAGACCTTTTGTTACCGAAACTTAGATTAAATGCTATGCGTGTTGGGTCACCGTGGCCGGATATTCATCCGGGAACTGTATATTGGCCTTCAAAGGAACATCTTGTTCAGACTTTGCGTTATACATACAATAATTTTGAGCAGTTGTCTTACCAAGCGCAGATTTTAGCGCCGGTGGTTCATCGAAAATATGACTGGAAGCGACTTACTGAAGAAGCTTTTTCTAACATAACAACTTTGTAACGTCTAGTAGTGAAGACTAAAAAGAGTACAATAGGTAGTACTGAATCTTAAGAAACACAAGGAGCATGTAACAAAATGGTAACAATTTATTCGCAGCCGGGTTGTAATCCCTGCCGTATGACGAAGAAGGCTTTGAACCGCGCCGGTGTAGATTATCGAGACATTGACGTAACAACTGACGAGCAGGCCCTTAACCATATTAAGGCACTCGGATACCAGGCAGTTCCCGTTATTGAGGCTAACGGCGAGCACTGGTTTGGGTATGACCCAGAAAAGCTAGCTTCCCTTAAGTGAAGATCGTTTACTTTTCACAAGTAAGTAACAATACGACGAGGTTAGTCCAGAAAACCGGGCTAGCCTCTATCCGTATCCCTATCAATGGGGAAGGTCCGGCGGTCAATGAGCCTTACATTATGATTTGTCCGACCTATCAAATGGCCGGTGGCGTACCACATCAAGTACGTAAGTGGCTTATTCAAAACGATAACTGGCATTGGATGCAGGGCGTTATTGGAACAGGAAACCGCAATTTTGCGGGTAACTTCGGGCAGGCGGGGTATAGTATCGCCACCGAGTATGGGACCGGTCAGTTGATGGAACCCATCGAAATGTCAGGAACAAAATCAGACGTACTAAGAATTAAGGAGTTAGCAAGTCAATGGCAGTCGTCTCTGATTTAATTTGTAACATCGACGCCTGCCCAAGACCGGTATTTGTACTGAAATACGGTTTTTGTCAGCGTCACTATAATGCAATGCGTGAACGAGGCGGCCCACTGAATAGTTCTACATTTAGACCAGATTGGTCTATTGAGCAATTTTGTAAAGATTGTTCGGTGCCTTTAGTTAAGGGAACTACTAAAACTATTCCAGATGGAATGGCTAGGCACGCTGCTCGCGGCAGGTGCGATGATTGTCATAGGCCGTTCCATAAAAAGCGCGAGGCCGTTGGCAATTTTGATTGCGTTAGATGTTTTCGCAATCTTCTAGACAATGACTTTAAAAGATATCCAGACGGTATGTATTCCAGGGTTTGCAAGGTATGCGCTTGGTTGTACCCGATGGGGCTTTTATATAGTTCTTTCTTGATTGTATGGGAGGGCCAGGGTGGTAAGTGTAAAATTTGCTCCACTTATTTGATATTTGGCGGTGGGCATTATGAGAAGCCCTGCCTAGACCATGATCATACATGTTGTGATTCTAAAAAAGCTCCGAAGTGTGGTAAATGTTTTAGAGCAATTTTATGTAATGGTTGTAATTCTGGTTTAGGCCAATTCAAAGAAAACAAACAATCTTTAATTAATGCGGCAAAATATTTGGAGGAATTTGATGGAAAGCATTAAATATTTGGAACTTAATGCCAAGGTAAAAGGCCAGGAAATTGATTTGGAGGCGGACCGTCAAGCTGTCAGGTCATATTTTTTGGATCATGTAAACCGTAATCTTTATTCGGCCATTACACTTAGGGAAAAACTTTCCTATATGGTCAATGAAGGTTATTACAAATCTGAGGTTATTGATGCCTACAAGTTTTCTTTTATTAAAAAATTGAGAAAGTATTTAGAAAACAAGCATCACAGGTTTCCCGGTCTAATTCCCGCTTTGAAGTTCTATAAATCATATGCCTTGAAGACTTACGACGGACAAACGTACCTTGAGCGATACGAAGACCGTATCCTTATCACCGCTCTAGAACTCGGCGGAGGAGACGAAATAAGAGCCTGGGAATTGGCTGAAGAAATGATCGAACAGCGTTTCCAGCCTGCTACCCCGACATTCACGAATACTGGTCGCAGAAACGCCGGTAAATTCGTAAGCTGCTTCCTTCTAAATGTAGGAGACTCACTGAACGATATTTATAAAATCACTCACGCAGCAGCCAAGCTTTCTCAGGCAGGCGGCGGTGTTGGATTGAACTTTAGTGACGTTCGTGCCGAAGGTGATCCAGTTCAGGGGCGTAAGGGATTAGCGGCAAGTATCATTCGACCAATTCGTCAGTTTGACGTGTTGTTTCCTTACGTTAACCAGGGCGGAACACGACCGGGCGCGGGGGTAGCTTATTTGCACGCCCACCACCTCGACATTCAGGCATTCCTCAACTCAAAGCGTGAGAACGCAGATGAAGGAAGCCGTATCCAGAACTTGTCAATGGGTGTGTTGGTTCCCGATATTACGCTTGAGCTAGCTAAGAACGATGAGAATATGTATTTGTTTAGTCCGTATGATGCGAGCCAGGAATACGGCGTGCCGTTCAGCGAGATTGACATTACCGCCGAGTACCGCAACATGGTGGAGAATCCGAATATCCGCAAGCGTCATATCAAGGCGCGCGACTTCTTTACGCAGTTGGCAGAAATTCAGTTCAACTCTGGTTACCCGTACGTTATTTACATTGACAACGCGAACAAGGTCAACCCAATCGCTGGTAAGATTAAGATGAGTAATTTGTGTGTTGAAATCATGCAGGTACAGGAACCGTCAACAATTGATGACACTCTAAACTACTTGCAGTTGGGTAAGGACATTAGCTGTAACCTTGGTTCGCTTAACATCAAGGCAACGATGGAGTCACCGAACTTCGGTAAGACTATCGAGGTTGCGATTCGCGCGTTGACTGAGGTTAGCGACACATTTGATATGAAGTCGGTGCCAACAGTTGATTCCGGTAACCGCCGTTCGCACGCCATTGGTCTTGGTCAGATGAACTTGCACGGTTATTTGGCGAGTAAGCACATTGAGTATGGATCGCCAGAGGCTTTAGCTTTCATTGACACTTACGCAATGATGGTGACGTATCACGCAATCAATACGAGCATGATTATTGCGCGTGAGCGCGGGGAGACTTTTGATGGATTCGAAAACAGCAAGTACGCCGATGGTTCCTACTTCGACGAAAAGTACCATTTCCGTAATAACCATTTGAACACTGAGGTCGCTCCGTTGTTTGAAGGTCATTACGTCCCCCGTCCCCATGATTGGGCTCAGTTGAAAGAAGACGTTATGAAGTACGGTATGTATAACCAGAACCTACAGGCTATTCCTCCGACCGGTTCAATTAGTTACGTAAACAATTCAGTGCCGTCAATTTTGCCTGTTACTGCGAAGGTTGAGACCCGCGAAGAAGGTAAGCTTGGTCGCGTAAACTACCCCGCGCCGGGAATCAGTAAGGATACATTCGATTACTACAAGGATGCCTACGAACTTGGAAATAAGGCAATCATCGATACTGCCGCCGCCTTCCAAGAACATGTTGACCAAGGTATCAGCATGACCTTGTTCTTCAAGGACACTGATACCACAGAAGATATCAACCGTTACCAAAACTATGCCTGGTCTAAGGGCATTAAATCAATCTATTATGTACGTATCAAGAAGACGGTTCTCGATGGAACTGACATTGATTACGTGGAATGCGAGAGTTGCTCAGTCTAATGCTAGAAGGAAACGTTTTTAAGGCGGCTAACTTTGACGAAGCCGACCCCTACGATATGATGATTTTGAAGCAGTTGAAGTCCCAGTATTGGGACCCCGACGTGTTTCCTCTTTCCAACGACCGCGCCGTTTGGCAGGCGTTGGACCCAGAAATGCGCACGCTGATCATGCGCGTGTTCACCGGCCTGACCCTGCTTGATACTTTGCAGGGTGAAATCGGCGCAGAGTCTTTGATGAAGGACGCTACGTCTGACGGAGAGGCGGCGGTATGGGGATTCATTCTCATGACCGAGATTGCTATTCACGCCCTGTCTTACTCCCGCGTATTCCAGACTCTTGATGAACAGCAGAAGGGAAAGCCCGCATACGTTTGGTCTGACGCCAATCCTCATTTGCGTCAGAAGGAACAGATCATGCGTAAGTATTACGGTGAAGGCAATCCTCACAAGAAGAAGGTTGCCACCGTGATGCTCGAATCGTTCTTGTTCTACAGTGGATTCTTCCTGCCGTTGTGGTTGCATGGTCAGGCCATGTTGACGAACACCGGCGATATGGTCAAGACGATCATTCGTGACGAAGCTGTTCACGGTGCCTACGCGGGCGCGAAGTTCCAGCAAGGAATCGCGGGGCTGAGTGAAGAAGAAAGAGACGAACTAGAGTCTTGGACTTACGACCTGCTTGATGATCTTTACGCTAATGAAATTAAGTACACCGAAGACCTATATCAAGATTACGAGAACCTGATTCCAGAAGTAAAGGTGTTCTTGCGTTACAATGCCAACCGCGCTCTGATGAACTTGGGCTACGACCCGTTGTTCCCGCACGAAGAGCCGAACGCAATGGTTATGAATGGTCTGTCATTGGATTCTGCGACCCACGACTTTTTTAGCGCTAAAGGCGCAAGCTATGCTATGGCGAACGTTCAACAGTCCACCGATGATACTTGGAACGCAGATTTGATTTCTAAGTAAAATATGCTATAATATGGTCATGTCACAAATTATTAATTCGTTTCCTGACCATATCAAGCAGCATATTTATAGAGAACGAGGACAATTGATGTATCAATGTTCTCAGTGTAAAGAAAATTACACATTAAGTAGCTATAAATTTATTATGCATCATCTAAAAGATGATGCTGAATGGCAGTTAAAATGTAAGAAGTGTCGTAATAAAGCTACTATTGATCCAAGTTGGTTAGCATATCAAGAAGTAAAAATTAAGTTAGACACACAAAGGGTAGAAAATTGGAAATCTATCGTTGATATAGATTGTCCTACATGCGATTATGTATGGACTGCCGATGTTTACGATCTTCTAAAGACTCTTAAAACCGGTGGTAGAGTAAGGAATAAATGCCCTAATTGTGTTAATACAAAAAGAAAATATGCAGCAGCAACTTATTTTGATTCTAAGGGTAATCTAATCAGAGGTTTAGAGCATCGAAAGGTTATGGCAGAATATCTTGGCCGCGACCTGACGCCCTACGAAACAGTTCATCATATTAATGGTAATACACTGGACAACAGAATTGAAAATTTACAGTTGAGAACTGGTCATCACGGTAGGGGTCAAGTTGCAGTATGCCTAGAGTGCAAAAGTCATAACATAGGATATGAAGAGCTTTGACCCCAGCTGGTTCTCAGCTAAAGGTGTTACAATTACAACATGGTAATAAAGTCAACAGACCTGCCGAGTCATCGCACACATATTCATGTGCCATTGACGGCAGAACAATTTGAAAAGTTAAAGGAGCTAAAGAAGAATGAGTCTATTGAAGAAGCTAGCAGCGGACCTGACAGCGAAGCTCAAGACTGATACTCCGAGCCCCTACCGTTTGGCAGACCACCAGGATGATTTGAATTGGGACCGCCGTACTGATGGAACAATGGCTGACGCCGCAACATCAGACGACACTATTCATACCATCCCATATGAGGCTGATAAGTAGTGCCATATCAGTTAGGATTGCCAGCAGCATTGGCAAAGTATGGACTTAAGGTTGAGACTGTCGCGGGTTGGCAAACTCGCGGCAATCCAAGCTTCAACCCACGCGGTTCGGTAAATCACCACACTGCCGGTTCTCCAAATGGTATTCGCCCATCACTAGACGTTGTAACTAACGGTAGAGCGGGTCTTTCTGGCCCACTCTGCAACGTCTTCCTAGACCGTAACGGTGTTGCGGTAGTTGTTGCAGCCGGTCGTGCAAATCACGCTGGTCAGGGCGGTTACAGAGGCTTGACGGGTAACTCTTCTGTATTCGGTACAGAAGCAGAATCTACAGGGGTTGGTCCGAGCCCCTGGACAAAGGCGCAATTAGAAGCATATCCAAAGGTTGTTGCAGCATTGCAGGAACTCGCGGGGCAGAAGAATGCAGATACAAACTGCAACCACAAGACTTGGGCACCATACCGTAAGGTTGACTGTGCTTCCTTGACAGATGACTGGTTCAAGGTTCAAGCAAACGAACTACTTAAGACGGGAGGCGACGACATGTTCTCAGATGAAGACCGCGCACGACAGCAGCGCATTGATTCGATTGTATGGAATGTTCTTGATCAGCTAGGTGGAACTTACGATGTAAACACTGGGCAGATCAACTGGACACGCCAGATTTCTAAGGTAAATCCAAAGGACGGCGGGTTCCGACCAATTGATTACATCACTTGGGGAGACAAGTACGACAATGATGCTGACAAGTTGCTTCGACAGCTTGTTCAGACAGTAACAGAACTCAAAGCCGAAGTTGCTGCTTTAAAGAAGCAGTGATATACTGAGTATGCAATGCCGAAGTTTGCGGTTTCGCAGACTACAGGGATTGTCCGAAGGCCAGTTCGTGCTGGAATTTCGTGAGGGCTAACCATAGCCCAATCCTTAGGTGGTTTTAGTTTACAAAGAAGCCCCAGCGGGTCCGAGCCTAGTGCCGCCGCTGGGGTTTTCTACGTTTAATGCTAAAATAGGAGGATCATGGGATACCAAACGTCAATCGAAAGAGACTTACCTGTCGTATTTAATACATTTGACAATGCAAGCAACAAAACACACCCGCTTGTGGCGGGTCTAGGTTCCGCTGCATTAGTCACGACTGCTGCTTTTACACACACATTTGATCAATGGACTCAAGTACCTTTCACAGTAGAAATTTGGTTTAAACCATTGAGTTCAAATAAGGTAACAATTTTAGGTCATGATGACGATGGTTTAACTTATGATCCTGCAACAAATTTAATTAGCTGGACAATTAAGCAATCAGACGGTTCATTCATTACGACAAGTCAGCAAGCATCAACAAAGACAATGTATCTCGTTGGTCAATACAATGGGTATTCAATCACACTTTACGTTGATGGTAAGTCTTCTAGTGAATTCACGTATTTACCAATTATGGCCACCGGCAGCTTACGCACCGGCGCGGGTAAGATGAGCGTTGATGCGTTAGCAATGTATGACTACGTACTGGATGATTCAAAAATGGAAGATCATTACTTTGAAGGTATCGACTTTCCTCAGCTAGAAGCTGTTTACGCAAGATCAGAAAACTATTTCGATCTTGAAGACACGTCTGAAAGTATATTGACAAGCATTGATTTCAGCGAGTGGAACAATGGATATTTTGACGGCACTATCGTCAATCAGCTAGGCAATTTGACTAATGATATCGGCGTTTCTGCCGGAATTGCCTACTTTAACGTTATTGTTCCAGACGATGTGCCTCTACAGGGTTCTAAGCTGAGTTATCGATACACCGGTACCGAGCCAAAGGTTGAAGTTACTGTCAATGAAGTAAACTGGAATATTGCTAAGAACCATAACGCACTACCGGGAGTCCCGGCGGGTGCCGTAATGGGTGGTTACGACCCCTTAATTAGAGTAACTCTTGCTGAAGATACTCAGTTGGAATCTTTCCAAGTTGTTATCTATAGAGATACACAAAGCGTAGGTGTGAAGGACACAAACTATCTAAAGATTACTCGACCGGCGGTTTCCAGTGATGAACAGATGATTCCGTTCCAGCAAGATTCAGTCGGAGGCTCTTTTATTAACGGCGGCTCACTTGTCTTGAACAAAAAGACTGACGATACCATTGCCGCTATCTCCTTTTGGTACAAGGGCGACGAACCAACCGGAGGAACGAAGAATGGTGGTAGTGGTCATGTAGCTGATCAATGGAACTTCTACTACAGTAATAGTTCTACATTTAATCTAAACAACTACAACGGGCAAGTGGCGAATGTTGTAACGTGGTCAGAAACTCAAACGCCGTCCGTACTTTATGCTAATCACTTCTCAAAACCAACCATTTTGGTCGTAGATAGTGACAAGATTACCGTTACAGAACCGGCGGGTGGCGTTAAGGTGTCACAAAAGAACTGGATTATGTTATAATCTTGATATGTCTATGAAACTTACGAACTTAAGCGCTGTCCGCGAGACTGATTTTGGTGTGTATTACTGGGTAACTAAGAATGGCACTCCTGTTGTAAATTCCGAAGGCCATAACTTGTGTATCCAAGCTCACCGTAATGACAAGACGGCGGTTGCCAAGCTACGTTCTAAGGTTTTGTACGAAGCAAAGGGTCATCCAAGCGAGGACGATATTGTTGGAGGCCGCCCGGTATTTGAAGAGGGCGTCCGTTTGGTAAGCGAAGAAGAATACCAAACCCAGGTACAACGACTTGAAGCCGGACTAGAACCTGACCCCTTGAACATTCCAGATGCGATTAGCACCGCGAAGAAGCTGGGGTACAAGTTTAGATGACATACAGTTATCCTATTGGACCGGCAGAAGAAGAGCCGGAAGTTAAGATTATTAAGGCACTCCCCCGTGATCGCCACATCAGTCACGAAGCCGACCCTTTCGAAATGAAAATTGATAAGGTCCGCGATTTAGATGGGTTGAGTCCTAATTTTAAGCGTCAGGTTGCCCGCCTCGAAAAGCGTCTCGAAAGCGAAGACGGCGGTGCTCAATCAAAGCAGCTAGAGCCACAGATTTATACAGCCTACGCCACCCTAGATTTGATGCAGCCACCACATAACGTAGATTATTTGTCGGCACTTTACAACGTTTCGCCGGTACTTCGATCAGCCATTCAAGCTAAGGTATCTGCAACAGTAGGTATGGGCTATGATTTCGTTGAAACTGAAGCCGCATTGATGAAGCTTGCCGATTCAGAACCAGATCAGCTATCAGCTAAGCGTAAGAAGATTCGTAAGGAAAAGTCTCGATTGGTTGAAAAGATCGACTCATGTAACGATGAAATGACCTTTACCGAAACTCTTACCCGCGTCTTCACAGACGTTGAAACGCTAGGTTACGGCTGCCTTGAGGTCGGTCGTAAGGTTACCGGCGAGATTGGTTATATTGGTCATCTTCCTGCTAAGACTGTTCGCGTGCGTCGTAAGCGTGACGGGTATATTCAGATGATCGCTGAAAAGGCGGTCTTCTTCCGAAACTTTGGTGATACTAAGACGGCAAACCCTGTAGGTAATGACGCCAGCCCAAACGAGATTATCTTTTTTGTTGGTGGTAACTATTCACCGGGTGAAACGTATTACGGAATCCCAGGTTCAGTTGCGGCCAAGCAGGCAATCGCCGGTAATGAATTTAGCGCCCGCTTCAACCTTGATTACTTTGAGAACAAGGCACTGCCTCGTTATGTATTTGTTATCAAGGGTGGAAAGCTTACTGAATCTTCTCACCGCGACCTAGCCGAGTTCTTCGAAACAATGAAGGGCCAGAACCACCGTACTTTGATTGTACCGATGCCGCCGGATTCAGGAGATATCAAGACTTCGTTCGAAATGCATCCGGTAGAAACGGGCGTCCAAGATTCGAGCTTCATAAATTACCGTCAAGGTAACTTGAATGAGATTCTTATGGCTTACCGTGTTCCCGCGAACAAGATCGGGTTGGCCGACGGTATGGACTTGGCTTCTGCTCGTGACCTATCAAAGAACTTTAGCGAAACAGTTACTCGACCAGAGCAGAAGAACATTCAGTTCAGAATTAACAAGATTGTTTCAGAATGGACTGACGTTTTAAAGATTAAGCTCAAGGAAACTGCGCTTTCTGACGACACTGAGCTTTCTGCACAGGATCAGGTTTACTTGACCTTTGGTGTCGAAACTCCTAATGATGTTCGTCAGCGTTGGGGATGGTCGCCATTGGATAACGGTGATCTTACCGTCACAGAACTACAGGCCAAGCTTAATCAGGATGCTGCCGATAAGGCTGCTCAGGTTGCGGCTCAACAACAGGATAAGGCTGCTGAAATGCAGGCTAATCAAACTCCTACACGTTCTCGTGATACAGCCCGAGCCGCTAACACTAGCGATAAAACCGGCAATGCTCGTAATGAAAAGGGAGCCGGTAGAGCGCAATCGTGAGCGAATTTGGACTTTATAACAATTTGGAATACAATACCACTATGAGTAATCTTGAGAAGGCTCTGCTTAATGTAGACGGTGAGCATGTAGACATTACAGTCCCGTTTACTAAGGCGAACCAGGAGAAGCGTACGATCATTGGTATTGCGACGGCTGACGCCGTTGACCATGCCGGTGACGTTGTAACCTGGGCGGCTTCAAAGAAGGCATTCGAAACCACAACCGCTGCTATTCGTGAGCAACACCAGAAGAACAAGACGGTTGGAAAGATTGTTGGATTCGAAGCTAAGTCTGTTTATGATCCAGAAACTAAGAAGGTCGTTAACGTCATCGAGGTTGAGGCTTACATTTCTCGTACAGCCGAGGACACTTGGACAAAGATTAACGAAGGTATTCTTAAGGGATTCTCCATCGGAGGTAACGTATCTAAGTCTGAGGAAAGAGTTTCCAAGTCAGACCCGACAAAGAGCTACCGTTACATCACGGATTACACGTTGACTGAACTTTCTGTCGTTGATAATCCATGTTCACCACAAGCCCGCATCATGACCATCAATAAGGCCCTTGATGCAGATACCGGCGAACAGACCGACGACATTATTATTAAGGGAATGGCCGCTGAGGTAGAAACTGAAAACGTTTTCTGGAACCCGGCCACCCGCGAGCTAAGAGTAACAAAGGATGCAGAACTCGCCGGTTATGAAAATATCGGTTGGATCGAAACATCTAAGTCACTAGACGATGAGGTTAGAAGTGAACAACTCGCCACTATCGTTAATGCTCACCTAGATTTAGCAAAATCTGATGAAGGAGGTGTAACTAATATGTCAGAAAAGGAAGTTACAGAGGAAACCGTAGAAGAGGTTCCTACTGAGACGGTTGAAGAAACCCCGGAAGTCAAGGAGACTGAAAAGGTTGAAGAGCCAGTTGTAGAAGAGGTTCCTTCCGAGGGTACGGATATTCAGAAGATGATCGACGAACTACGCGACCTTCGTTCGACTATTGCAGAAACCATCGAGAAGGCTGTCACTCAGTCTTCCGAAGAGACACACGAGTCACTTGCTCAAGTAAACAGCAAGCTTGAAAAGGCTGAGGGTGCTCTCAACACAGAACTTACAGCGCTAAGCGAGAAGTACGAGGCGCTAAGCAAGTCAGTCACAAACCTAAACGACAAGTTTGAGTCTATTGAGAAGTCTATTGACGCTCTAGAGGCTGACACTGCTATTAAGAAGTCCGGCGATCTTGGCGGGTCCACGGAAATTAAGAAGAACAAGGAAAGCTTGTGGGCAAACAGCGCGCTCTCTCTACGCGATCTATGATCCGTAAGCCCAATGCAAGCACAAAAACTATGGAGGTGAAATACAAACATGAGCGACGAGCTACTTGAGAAGGTAATCGTTTCTACTGAGATTGGTAACCCATTTGGTGCCGGTCTTAAGCGTGATCAGGCAGACCGTTTCATTGATTATATGTGGAACGCTACTGTACTTGGTCGCCAGGTCCGTCAGGTTCGCCTAAACGCGAATGAGCTTGAAATTCAGAAGATTGGTGTCGGTGAGCGTCTAATCCGCGCCGCACAGGAAGCTGTAGACACTGGTGAGAACCAGGGAGTCGTATTCAGCCGTATTTCTTTGACCACAAAGAAGATTCGTCTAGACTACGAAATTTCACGCGAGACACTTGAGGACAACATCGAAGATGCAGGGTTTGAGGACCACCTTGCACGTCTGTTCGCTGAGCAGATGGGTAACGACCTTGAAGACCTAGCAATTAATGGTGATTCAGCATCGAGCAACGGAACTCTCCGTATTTTCGATGGTTGGCGCAAGGTTCTTTTGAACGGTGGAAACGGAACTAACGGTTCCCCACTTACAGAAGGTGCCGCACACGTTGTAGACGCCGGTGGTGCTCCGCTTAACCGCGAGGTATTCCACAAGGCCCTTAAGGCTATGCCACGTAAGTTTATGCAGAACCGTCCATCCCTACGTTTCTACACGGGTTCTGGACTAATCGGTGACTACCAGTTCAGCTTGACTGAAAGTGATTTCCCAATGACGAACTCCGTTGGTTCAAGCATTATCGACAACGGTGCAGTTCGTACTGAGGGTGCAGCCGGTTTCACAACTGGACACGCTTTCGGTGTAACAGTACAGGAAGTTCCATTGTTCAACGAGACTCTTGACGGAACCTACTCAGGTGCCGGTAACAAGGACCACGGTGACGTATGGCTTCTTAACCCACAGAACCTTATCTGGGCGGTTAAGCGTGAGGTCGAGATTCACAAGCAGTTTGCTCAGAAGAAGGATACTTTCGAGTACACAATCTTCTGCCGCGTAGGCTTGGGTGTCGAGAACACTGACGCCGTTGTTATTACAACAAACGTTGCAGCACAACTCTGATAAACGTTATGCAGAAGCCCCCGGTAAACCGGGGGCTTTTTGCATTTATGCTATACTGAAGTATGAGCAATCTCAGCACACTTAATAAGACAGATCTTTTAAAGCTCGCTGCCGCACGCGGATTAAATTTCCCAGCGAACGCAACAAAGCTAGAATTGGTTGCAAGACTTTCGGAGGTAAACACAGTGACCACAGATGAAGTATCAGGATTTGCAGCACTCACCAGAGAAGAGCTTTTGGCAATTGCCGAAGAGTTCGCAGTAGAGGTAAATCCCCACGAAGATAAGGCCGTTATTATTTCCACACTAGACGAGTATGGAGTGACTTATGAATTTTACAAGTCAATGCATCCAGACCCCAGTGATGAAGAAGTGCTAGAACCGGCGGTTGTTACGACAACACAGACTGCCGCCAAGACACCGGCGGGCGAGAAGGTTCTTTTGAAAATGAACCGTAAGAACGCAACATTCGAGATTCGTGGTGCAAAGTTTACCCGCGAGAATCCGTTTGCTTTGGTTAATGAGTCTGACGTTGATTACATTCTCGATGTAGTCGGCGGATTCGAAATCGCCCGTCTAAGCGAGGTTCAAAAGTATTACGCATGATTCAAAACATTGTCTTAACTCGTGGTGAAAAATTTAGAGAAGTTTTTAATCTCAAAAATCCTGACGGCACAAAGTCGTCAGGGCGCGGGTTTAGGTTTGCATTTGTTATTTACAGAAGAGATTTTGTAAGACAGTATGCAATGTATAACCGAGGTGACGCATTAGAGATAACGTTATCACCAGAGCAAACAAAAGATTTTGATTCTAACGTTTTACAGTATAAAATAGTTTTAGAAGATTCACGGGAGGTAATAGCGCAAGGCATTCTGCGCGTACAGTAATGGACATTGTATTTACAGGAGAAACGCCAAGTGCGGTTATTGGTGAAGATGAAATTCCCAATAATGTAGACCTCAAGATTTATAAGGGTGACTACTACGAATTTTTCGTAGAGTTGCAAGACAATAAAGGAAACATTGTAGACATTTCTAGCGATATCCCCAAAGCCCAGTTGCGAGAAAACTACACATCCACGCAAGCTTTTGATTTAGATACTTCGGTAACTGATACCGGAAGCATCTACGTTTATATCAGCAGCGCGGTATGTTCAACGTTAGACGCAACAAAGGGTTATATTTGGGACCTGCAAACAACAAATTATAAGGGCGATGTTAAGACCTGGGTAACCGGCGATGTAACCGTTCTGGATGAGGTGACACGATAATGGCTAAGCCAGATTTGGTTGTAGTAAAGCTTCCCGGTCTTCCGGGTTCTCCTGGCCGTCCCGGTCAAAATGGAGTTAGCGCGGTTAACAATATTGTTAACCCAGTATTGAGTTCAGACACACAGTTTAATGAAAAGACTGAAATCTCGGAGCTTGGTTATGACTTAAGCCCAAGTGTCACATTGACGTTTGACGCCACTATTATCGTCAAGGGACTCGCCGGTTCAAGTGCTGTCGTTTACCTAGAAGGTCCACCAGATTCATTAGTTAGCGGAGTCATGATTTATCCATACTCAGCAGCCCCGCAGGCCACCGGTAATCAAGTTGCTTTCGGAGTACCCACGAGTGATAACGATGACTACGTTCTTGTTAAGATTGCTGGATCAATTCGCAATGGTAACTCTAGCGGACGCGCTTCGGTCTTTGTAGAAAACTTAGATGAAGCAAATGGTGGTTTTGTTGCTCAGTCATCTTTTATACACTGGTCAATTCCGGTATTCGCAGTCATTGGGAATAACGGGAACGGTCCCGGCGGTGGATTGACAAAGGATCAAGCTGACGCATTATATATTTCACGTACAGACACTCGTCTGACAGACGCTCGTACACCATTAGACAAGTCGGTTAACGCTAACAAGATCGCCGCCGGTGGACTGCCTATTTCTTCGATCGATCAGTTGCGCAGCGAGCTGGATATCCGCATCAAGACTATTAATGGAACAAGCCCCGACGCTTCTGGAAATGTTAATGTGACTGGAACAGGTGGGGTCGCTTCAGGCATTAGTCAGTCAGCAGCAGATTCACGTTACGTTCAGCTAACCGATGCCCGTCTTGTTGATCAGCGAGTACCTCTTGATAACTCTGTTATTAACGCGAAGGTACCGAACGATGCCCTTGATAAGTCAAAGATCAGTGGTCTTTCGTCATCGCTTGATATTATT